ACACGTAATTGGGAAGTTGCAGAAGATTGGGAGTTTAAACTTGGCCGTAAATCGTATGTCATACCTCAAGGATTTACTTTTGATGGCGCATCTATTCCAAAATTCTTACATACATGGTTATCACCAACTGGTGTATTACTAATGGGTGGATTAGTACATGACTATGCTTATAAGTATGCAACATTATTAGAATCAGATAAAGAAAAAACTATGGGTACTATTACACAAAAGAAAGCGGATGAAATATTTCGTGATATTAACATTGAGCAAAACGGATTTCACTTATTAAATTACCTTGCTTATTGGGCTTTAAGAATAGGTGGATTTGTTGCTTGGAATGGTCACAGAAAAGTAAACGCAAAAATCAAATGATTGAAAAATATATTTTAAAAAATACACATTAATTCCTTTACAAAAGATGTTTTTTAATATATAATACTATCATAATCAAAAAAAGTAAGAGGTAAAAATGCAACAATTTGTTGACACAAGAGATTTTTTGTCTCAAACTAAGTTTTATGAAGGTTACTCTCGTTTTATAGAAAACGAAGGTAGATACGAAACTTGGGATGAGGCTGTTGATCGAGTAATTGAAATGCACGATCAAAATTATATTAATAGTAATAATGAATTATCTGAATATTTAGAAGAAGCAAGAACTGCATACAAAGAACAAAGAGTTCTTGGTGCACAAAGAGCTCTCCAGTTTGGAGGAGAGCAATTAATGAAACATCAAATGAGAATGTATAATTGTACTTCGTCATATGTCAACAGACCAGAGTTTTTTGGCGAGGTGTTTTATATCTTGTTATGTGGAGCTGGTGCAGGTTTTTCTGTGCAAAAGCACCATATCAAAAAATTACCAAAAATTCAAAATAGAACAAAACAAGCAAAAGGTTATATAGTCGAAGATTCTATTGAAGGTTGGGCATCAGCACTTGACGTGTTAATGTCATCATTCTTTGTAGGTGGTGGGAAACATCCTGATTATGAAGGACGTAGAGTATTCTTTGACTTATCACAAATAAGACCTAAAGGCGCACTGATATCAGGAGGATTTAAAGCGCCAGGTCCTGAAGGCTTACGTCGGTCTTTAGACAAAATTGAACATTTACTTCAAGGTATTGTAATAGATTCCAAAGATCCAATTGATCTTAAACCTATTAACGCATATGATATCACGATGCATGCAGCTGATGCTGTATTATCTGGTGGCGTACGTAGGTCAGCGACAATTTGTCTTTTTTCGCCTGATGACGAAGAAATGATGAATGCTAAAACAGGCAATTGGTTTATGGACAATCCGCAAAGAGGCAGATCTAATAACTCTGCAGTCATCGTAAGAGATGAGACTACACCAGAACAGTTTGGCAAGATCATGGAATCTGTCAAGCAATTTGGTGAGCCAGGATTCGTGTTCGTTGAATCAAAAGAGCATACAACTAATCCATGTGTTGAGATTGGAATGTATCCTCAAATTAATAAAAAGTCAGGTTGGCAAGGATGTAACCTAACTGAGATCAACGGAGGCAAATGCAATACCGAGGAAGACTTTTATAAGGCATGCCGAGCAGCGTCTATCCTCGGTACCCTACAAGCTGGGTACACAGACTTCAAGTTTCTAACAGACACTTCAAAACTTATTTTTGATAGAGAAGCTTTACTTGGAGTTTCAATTACAGGATGGATGAATAATCCTAAAATACTTTTCGATGAAAAGATTTTAGAGAAAGGAGCTCAAATCGTTAAGGAAGTGAACCGTGAGGTTTCTAAAATAATAGGTATCAATGCTGCTGCAAGAACAACTTGTGTAAAGCCAAGTGGAAATGCATCAGTGTTATTACAAACCGCTTCAGGTATACACGCTGAACATTCTGATATGTATATTAGAAATGTCCAAATGAATAAAGAATCTGAAATAACACAAGCAATTATGAAGACTAATCCATACATGGTTGAAGAATCAGTTTGGTCTGCAGGTGGAACAGACGTTGTTGTTTCATTTCCTATTTTACCTAATAAAGGTTCAATGTATAAAGATGACTTATTAGGAATAAAACATTTAGAACTTGTAAAGAAAGCTCAGAAACATTGGGTTGAAGCAGGAACTAATGAAGATCTTTGTGCAGACAAAGGTATAAGACATAACGTATCAAATACTATTATTGTCGATGATTGGGATGAAGTTGAAAAATATGTTTTTGAAAATAGACATTCATTTGCAGGAATATCTTTCTTAGCAATGTCTGGAGACAAAGATTATAACCAAGCACCTAATACTGCAGTTATTACAGCAGATAAGATGGTTAAGAAATATGGTAATGCAGCAGTCTTTGCTTCAGGAATGGTAGTTGATGCTCTTAAATGTTTTAATAACTTATGGGATGCATGCGCAACAGCAAAAGGTTTTGGAGATGACATATCACTTGAGTCTTCAGAAAATGCTCTTAAAAATGACTGGATAAGAAGATTCAATAAGTTTGCAGATAACTATCTAGGATCTGATGCCGTTTTAGCAGAACATTGTTTGAAAGATGCTTACTTATTACATAAGTGGAATAAAATACAATCTACACTTAAAACTATAGATTGGAAAGAAGATATAACAGAAAAGAAATATACTGATGTTGATACACTCGCTGCAGCCGCATGCGCAGGTGGCGCCTGTGAAATTGACTTCTAATATTATTTCACCTTGTGTTAAAATATGTAAAGTCGAGAATGATACATGTTTAGGATGTGGAAGAACTACTCAAGAAATTGCAGAGTGGTTCAAAGCATCTGACAAAAGAAAGAGAGAGATCATTGAAGGATTACGAAATAGAATGCGAAGAGTGTGATGAAACAACATATGTAGCATCATACGAAAAACCTATTTTTTGTCCAATATGTGGAAGAAGAGTAGAAGCAGAAGAAGTCGAAAAATAAATGTGGCTTTTTGATAATGAAGAATTCACAATAACACCAGAAGAGTACCAAGGTTTTGTTTACGTCATCACAGAGTTGGATACAGGCAAGAAGTACATTGGAAAGAAAAACTTCTGGAAACCTAAAACTTTACCCATCACTAAAACACGTAAGAGAAGAGTACGAACGCGTGTCGAATCTGATTGGAGAGAATATTATGGTTCGTCCAATGAAGTACGCAAGCTTGTGGAAGAATTTGGATCTGACCGATTTACCAGAGAAATATTAAAACTCTGTAAGACAAAAGGTGAAATGTCTTATTACGAAGCAAAGCTTCAATTCGATAATAATGTGTTATTTAGAGATGACTACTACAACAATTTTATAGGTTGTAGAATCCATGCAAAACATTTAACAAGTTAACAACAAACTTGTGTACAATCCCGTTTATTTATGGTATAATTATACTATAATTTAAGGAGGAATGTATGTCCAAGCAATCTAATGTTCTAAGTTTTCAAAAAGCAGTCAAGCAAAAATTTAACAATGAAAAAGAAGTTATTTTCACACTAGATGATGAAAGCGATGAATCAACAGAATTTGTTTTTGAAATGGAGGTTGATAATGACAACGAAGACTTATAATGAAGTTGATCTTTTAAAAAAACAAATAGCAGAAGAAGTTAAAGAAAAATATTCTTTATATAAAAGAATTAAAGAGTTAACTGAAGAACTTGAAGAAGCTAAGAATAAAAATATTTTTAATTGGAAAGATAGTTAATATGTTAATCACTTTTTTTAAAATAAGTGCATTTTTTCCTTTACAAAGGCAAAAAAATAGTGTATAATATTATTATAAAATTAAAAAGGGAGTTTAATAATGACATAGCGAAAGTAACCGACAAGGCGTACCGATGGAGAAGTTGCATTAGGCAGAAGCAGAAGGGCGTCGGGGTTTACAGGTGTGGCACTACCCAGGGAACCAGAGTCGGAGTATAAAACGTTCCCCTTATCTTCCGCGGAGGGGTATACCTATGGAAGATAAGGATGTGTTAGAGAGCCCCTCCAACGAATTTTAACTAATTGGAGAGAGAGCAAATGCCGAGTCCATCAGAGATACAATCAATGCTTCCACTATTTTTTCAACTCCTCTTCTTCGCAGTAGCTGGAGCATTGATTGTAGGCGTATTCTTTTCCATAGTTGGCTGGTTCTTTCGTAACGCAATACTTATTATGATTATTGTAGCATTGATATTTGCAGTCAACTATGGCTATATTGATTTAACTAAATTATTTGGAGCAGTGCAAAATGACAATGCATCTATTACCAGCTTACTACAATAATAATAATACAAAAAAGAAAAAGCCTTTTCGTAAACCAGGTTGGGTTAAAGCTCAAGCAGAACATGATAAGTGGTTATTGGCGCGCGGCGTGCATCCTAGTCAACTTAAAAATAAATCTAAAAATTCAGGAATCAAAGCTCCTAATTATAAAGAGCTTTCACGGTCTCTACCAACAAGTAACAAAGTAGGTAAAATTGTTGGTAAGTCTAAATCTAATGCATACACTGGTACGTTCATTACTGGTATCGCTACTATGCATAAATCAAATATGGTACCAGTAAATAAAAATGGTGATGCAAAAGAATATGCAACTATGAGACGCAATTAAATGAAAAAAAGTGAAATTAACTGTGTACATTTACTAAAAAATAGTGTATAATATTATTATAAAATTAAAAAGGGAGTTTATATTATGGCTAATTACGATACAATTATTAAACAAATAGAGTCATTAAATCACGGTCAAAAACTTTTATTTGCTGAAAGACTAGTTAGTAAAAATGAAACACTAGCTTCTACTTTATCTAATTACATTGACGTCACAATGATGGATAAAGCTTTTCTGGAAAATGAAAAGAAAGTTCAAAAGGCTATAGCATAATGAAAAATCCTATAGCTAAATATCTAATGTGCTCTTATGCTTATTATAAGCTTGATAAAAATTTAGTAACTGATCAAGAGTTTGATCAGTTAGGTAAAGATATTCTTGCTAACTATGATAATATAGAACATATGCATAAACACTTAGTTACTAAAGAAATGTTAGATGCTGGTACATATCTTGGTGAATATCCAAATATTGTTATTGGCGCAACATTAGATTATATCAAAACTAATAACATATAAATGGGAGTTTAATATGGGATTGACAGCACTCAAAGGTAAAAGATTAAAAAAGAAAACAGTAAGATCTAGATCAAGAACTGGACTTGCTGGTGTTCCAATTGAAAAAGGTTTTAACGCAGTAAAAGATTATTTTCATCTTGAAGTTGATAGAAAAGATTGCGTAAGTCAAGTGAAAACATGGGTTAAGAAAAACTTTCCTGACGCATCTAAGTATATCTTAGCAAATCCAGAATATAAATTTACAATGACACACCATGCAGCTACAGCTTTCTGGTACAATAATGATTTACATAAGAACAATGATTCAAATAAAGCTGCTGATTTCTTAAATCATTTGTTCGATAAGATGATACCTTTAATTGAAGAAGGTAAAGTTTTATACGAAGAAAAAAGAATGTCTAATAAAGATGAAAATAATGTTGTTACTTTATCGATACAAGAAAAATTAACGCGTAAGATTAACAATACAATAGTACAAGAGTTACTTGAACTAGAAGACAAGTGGATCGAAGGTGAAGATGCCACGCTTAACATATACGATAGATTCAAGTACCACGGCTTAACAAACACTGCCATAAGTCATGTTAAGCCAATGATTGAGGGCTGGCTTCTTGATTATGAAGACGCATATCATAAGAGATGCGACCAAGCTGTCGAAGGTTACTCCCACCTTAAACGGTCAGTCCTCAATCAAAGAATTAAAATATGTCAAACAATGCTTGAAGATCTTGAAAGAATTAGATCAGCAACTAAAGCTTCTCGTACAATTAAAATTAAGAAACCGAAAGCTGCAGATAAACAAGTTGCTAAAGTTCAATATAAGAAAGAAGATAATGATTTTAAAATCGTATCCATTCATCCTATTCAAGTTATTGGCAAAAACAGACTGTATACGTTTAACTGTAAATACAAAGTCATTACAGAATATCTTACAGATAGTCCAATTGGATTTATTATATCTGGTTCAACCATTAAGAACTTTAATAAAGAAACAAGTAGAGCAACAACATTACGTAAGCCACTTGATTTCTTACCAACGTTCTTAACAAAAACTCCAAAACAAATCGATCAATTTTGGAAAGCAAATATTACAACTAAAACATTCGTACCAAATGGACGAATCAACAAAGATACAATATTATTAAGGATTTTAGACAAATGAAAATAGAAGAACAATTTTTAACAAAGTCTAAATTTACGAAGCTTATCGAAAATACCGTAGCAGATCTCAAAATTCCATATATGGATGCAATACTGAAGGTTTGTGAAACTAACGATATTGAAGTCGAAGACATTCGAAAGTTCATATCACCAGTTATAAAAGATAAGCTTGAAGCCGAAGCGATGGAACTCAATTTCTTACCAAAGAAAAATGCTATTGATTCATCGTTTTTTAACTAGTATATATAGTATTATACTTCAGTCAATATTTCAGTAATAAGGAGACAATACAATGTCATTTGAAACACTTAAACGCAATCGCGGTTCTAATATCAGTAAAATCATTAAAGCAGCAGAAGCCACTAATACTGGTGAAACTAAATCATACGTTGATGATAGAATATGGAAACCAACTGTTGATAAAGCAGGTAATGGTTATGCTGTGATCAGATTCCTTCCTGGTACAGAAGAAAATCTTCCATTCGTAAGATATTGGGATCACGGTTTTAAAGGCCCTACCGGTCAATGGTATATTGAAAACTCATTGACTTCAATAGGTCAACCTGATCCAGTTGGCGAACTAAACTCTAGACTTTGGAACTCAGGTATTGAGTCAGATAAAGACAGAGCAAGAACTCAAAAGAGAAGATTACATTACGTAACTAACATCTATGTAGTTAGTGATCCATCTGCACCTCAAAATGAAGGTAAGGTATTCTTATATAAGTTTGGTAAGAAAATCTTTGATAAG